AACACCGGCCTGCGCGGCAGCGGCACCGACCAGGCCGGGGCGGATGGCGTTTCGATTGGGCTGGTTCTGGACAACCGGCCGTCCGACGCCCTCGCTCTCCATCCGGCCGATCTCGCCGGCCAGCACCTGCGCCTGCCGCCGGAGGTCGTCGAGGCGCTCGCCCTCGTCCAGCAGGCCGGCCCCGCGCCGGGCGCTGTCCACCGCGCGCGCCGCGGCGGAAAGGGCGCGGGCGAGCGCGTTCGACAGGCCGACGGCACGGTCAAGTTGGCCCAGAAAGTTCTCGGTGGCGGCCGAGAGTTGGCCGAACGCGCGGCCGAGGGAAAGCGGGGCCTGTTCCAGCGAGGCGCCGACGCGCTCGGCGGCGCGGATCAGCCCCGGAAAGACCCGATCGGCGGTGAGCTTGCCCTCGGAGCCGAGCTTGCGCAGTTCGCCGATGGAGACGCCGAGTTCCTTCGCCAGGGCCTCGGCGAGCAGCGGCATCTGCTCCAGCACGGAGCGGAGCTCATCGCCTTGCAGCACACCGGAGGCCAGCGCCTGGCCGAGCTGCAGGGTGGCGGCCGACACTTCGCCGGCAGAGGCGCCAGAGACGATGGCGACCCGCTGGAGACCGGCGACGAGGCGGGCCACCTGCTCGGAGGTGGCGCCGATCTCGCGGCCGGCGATGGAGAACCGCTGGAAGGCCTCGACGCCCTGCGACACCGCGACGCCGGTCTGCAGCGCGTTGCGGTAGAGGGTCGCGTAGATGTCCGACGCCCGGCTGACGGAGCCGGTGGCGATCTGCAGGCGCGACAGGCTCTGGGTCAGCTCGTCGCCGGCCTTGGCGAGCGCGCGGACGCCGGCGGCCAGCCCCGCGATCTGAATGCCGCGGATGGCAACGTTCAGGAGGTTCAGACCGCGAGACGCGGTTTCGGCGCCATCCTGGATGCGGGCGAGGCTGCGGTTGCCCTGCTCGCCAACGTCGCGGAGTTCGGCCTTGACCTTGGCAGCATCGTCCAGGGAGAGCCGGACGGAGACGCGACGGGTGGCGTCAGCCATGCGTTACTCTCCCGGGTCGTTGGAGGCGTTCTGTCGCGCAGCCAGGCCTTCGGCCATGCCGGCGCGGAGCGCGACCAGCAGTTCGGCGGCAGGCCAGCCGGTGGCGCCCAGTTCGCGCGCAGTGGCGAGCGCGCCGGCCATGTCCAGCGTCGCGCCACCCATGGTCGCGACGATGCAGGCGGTGCCGGCGGTCCAGGCGGCGGCGCCCTGCACGGTCGCGGGGGCGTGCATCGAATAGGGGCACGCGTCGGCGCAGTCGCGGTCGAGCGCCGCGCAACCGTGGCAATAGTCCGGCCCTTGGCCGAAATGCCAGGCGGCGCGTGCCCTCAGGCGTTTCCCTCGATGGCCACGGCGGCGACGGGCGCGGTGGCCCGATCCCAGAAAGCAGCGGCAATGTCGTCGAGGTCCATCAGGCGCTCGACGGCTTCGGGCGAGAGCGGCAGCGGAGCGCCCGAAACATCGCCGACGCCCTCCCAGGCGGTGACGGCGTGGCGCGCGAGCGCCTTCACGAGGAAGGCGAAGGCGAGGCCGCGCGCCATGTCGGGATCGAGGTCGGGCGTGGCGGCCTTGATCGAGCCGAGACGGCGCGACGCGGCGGCCTGCGCGGCGGCCATGACGGCGGTGGTCACGGGCTGAATTTCGACGCGCACGCCGCGCGGCAGGTCGAGCCAGTACGGGGCGGCCGGGATGTCGAGTGTCAGCATGGAAGAAGAGCCCTCACGCATACTCGCTGGCCGCCTGCTGGTTCCGCAGCACGGCGGTCATCATCCGCGTTGCCGTGGTATTGAAGGCGGCGCGGAATTCGAAGCTGGCCTCCACGCCGGCCGGCCCCTCGATCGGTGTCTTGGCCAGCGCGAGATAGACCTCGTGCAGCGTGAAGGTGAGGCTGCGGTTGGCATCGATGGTGTAGCTCAGCGCGAATTCGGCCGCCGTGCCGTTCTGCGCCTGGGTGAGCAGCGTGGTGTCCGCGAAGCGCACGGTGATCTGGCCGGTGGCGCGCGCGATACCGGGATCGACGCCTTCGATCTTCCGGTCGGCACGGATGGTGCGCACCATCTCCATGCCGTTGGCATAGGTCATGCGGGCGCCGGTGACCTGCGCGAGCGGCGAGCCGTTGCGGCTGATGGAGCCCTGCGCCTTGTGGAAGGCGGTGTAGGGGGCGGCGGTCGGAGTCCCGCCGCTGCTCGTGCCGCTCCGCACGGAGCCCTGGCCCATCAGCCCGAAGCTGGCCGTGGCGGCGCCGGTTGGCGAGAAGTCGATTTCCAGCGTGTCGGCGCGGACGCCGGTGCAGACGTCGTAGCTCGGCACGTCGGGATAGCCGATCTCGACGCTGTTGGAGGGCAGCGCACCAACGCCAGAAGCGAAAGTGTGGATGAAGTTCGGGCTGGTGCCGGTGGTGGTGGGCGGGCCGAGCAGCAGGCGCAGCCAGTGGCCGATGTTGACGAGGTCGATTGGCACCACGGCCTGGCCCTGGACGGTGACGGTATCGAGGAAGGGCGCGGCGGGGTCGCGGTTGGAGCCGACGCCGATGACGTCAGCGTCGAGCAGCGGCTGCTCGGCGCCGAGGTCGCAGGAGAGGAACGGCATGCGCCGCCAGTTGCCGCCTGGCGCGGTGCCGTAGGTGGTCTCGGGGAAGGTGAGCAGGCGGCAATTCGCGCCGATGGCACGGGGCATGAGTTGTCTCCAACGGCAGGAGTGGGACGATCAGGCCAGCGGGGAGCCGGCGACGGTGAAGAACAGCGTGACGGGAACGAGGGCGGCGCGGGCCGCGGCCGCGCCTTCGAAATCGACATCCTCGAACTCGGCCGCGCCGGGCTGCGCCCATTCCACCGCGCCGCTCAGGGTGCGGTCCGTGGTGATGGCTGCGGCAAGATCGACCAGGATGGCGTCGAGCAGGGTGGCGCGTGCGGCGGGCGTCGCGCCGGGGACGGTGACCTCGACCTCCGCCCGGTGCTCGATGGCCCAGGAGAGCGGCGACATGATCGCGGTCTCCTCCACCGTATCGCCGTCGCGGACAACGACGAGCCCGCCGTTCGGCAGGCGCTGCGGCACGGTCTCGCCGCGCAGCAGGAGCGGCGGCGGGTTGCGGAGGGCAAGCTGCGTCTGCAGCCGGCCGTGCAGCGCCACGATGGCGGCTTCGCGCGCGCTCATGCAACCCCCAACAGCGTCGCAAAGAACCGGCCCGCCACCCAGGCCAGCGCCAGGATGATGGCGACGACGACCCAGCCGAGGACGGACAACGCGGCCAGGATCACGATGCCGGCGAGCCTGCTCATGCGGCCGACCTCCCGCTCTCGCGCTCCCAGGCTGCCACGAAGCGCCCTGGCAGGCGGCGCAGCCCGCGCTCGGCAGCACCCTTCACGTCCAGCCGCTTGGCGAGCGTCACCTGCGGCAGCAGCAGGAACATCGGCACGAAGCCCTGGGCGAGCAGGGATTGCTGCCAGGCCGCCGCGCCCTTGCGTCGGCCCGTGGCCACTCTCGCGATGCCGCCCGCGATCAGCGGCGCGCGACGGCGTCCGACGCGCTCGCCTCGCCGCACGGGCAGGCACCAGACGAAGCCGCGGCCCGACTTGAAGGAGCGCAGGAAGCCCTGGCCCGAGGCGACCATCTGCTGCGGGGTGACGCGCGGCCTGGCGCCGCGCCGTCCGCCCTGGCGGTTGAAGCCGGTCGGGATGGCGAGGAACTTCCGGCCGCCCTTGGGCCGGATGGTCACGCCCCGCTCGAAGGCGTCGATGATGGCCGGCACCTTGGTGAACACGAGCCCCGCCGGTCGAAGCGACTCCCCCGACGTCGGGAAGACCTGCGACCGCCAGGCATTGGCCACGCCGCGCGCGTTGCCGCCGAAGCTGCTGGTGACCTGCTTGCGCAGCTCGGCCTTCACCTGCTCCGTCTCGGCGCGCACGGCCGACATGGCGGCGCGCTCGCCGGCGCGCACCTCCGCGGCGAGCACCTGCCGCAGGTCGCCAACGATGGCGGCGAGCTTCACTGTCGCGGATCCCGCGGCGGATGGCCAATGCGATAGCGGATGACCGCGACGGCGAGATCATGCAGCGCGGCCTGGCCGAGGTAGCCGAACACGAAGGCGAAGAGGAACCGCCCGTATTCGTTGAACTCGAGCAGCCCGCCGAGCGCGTAGCCGGCGCTGCCCAGCAGCGCCGCCGAGAGCACCTCCCAGACCAGGCACCAGCCGAAACGCCGCCGCTCCGGGTTGTTCCAGCGCACGAAGCCGCCCGCCAGGCCCGCCGCAGCGCCGAGCGCGAGGTCTAGCAGCATCATCCATTTGGTGCTCAAGGCCGCCTCCTATCGCTGGCAGAGGACGCGCCAGGCCGCGCCCGTCGCATCGCGCTCGGCGTGCTGGACGGTGAGGATGTCGGCGCCGAGGGTGAACACGTCGCCGGGCTCGATCGTGGGCAGCACGGCGACCGCGACGGTCAGCACGTCGGTGGCCTGGATCAGCGTCGTCCCGAAGGCGTCGCGGAGCTGGTCGGGCGCGGACCGGAGCACGCGGAGCGCCACCACCGGCCCCGCGCCGCGCTGCCATGTGGCGTCGGTCCCGAGGTTCGGGTCGGCGGCCAGCACGGCGAGCGCGGCGTCGAAGGCGGTCACGCCCCCGAGGCTGGCAGGGGCCGCAGCCAGACGCGGACGGTGGCGTCCGCCGCCAGCGCCGCCTGGGTGGCCAGCCCGATGCAGAAATTGCCGGTGGCGGTGGTGGTGACGCGGCGGTTGGTGTTGTCCCAGAACACGCGGGCCCCGGCCGAGATGGCGAGTGCGGGCTCCTTGGTGAGGTCGAACACGCCCTGGGTGGCGGCCTCGATGACGGCATTCTGCGCGGCATCGACGGCGGCGACGCCGAACAGCGCGCCGACGAGCACGCCCTGGCCGGAGGTGACGCCGCCGGCATAGGGAACGGCGACCGCCAGGCTGTCGCCCGGCTGGATGAAGTTGCGCATGGGGATGATGTCTCCTGATACGCGAAGGGCGCCCGATGGCGCCCCTCACGTGCTGCTCAGATGGTGGTAGGGATCAGGTGCCCGGGTTGAACCAGGCGCCGCGCCAGTCGATGGCGCCGACGCCGAAGTCGAAGATCACGCTGACCTCGATGCCATCGACGCCGGAGACCGGGCCGGTGGTGACCTGCGGTCCCTCGACGCCGTTGAGATAGCCGTAGACATAGACCGGCGTGGTCGGCGGCTCCGCGAAGAGATACCAGCGGTTCGCCGGGATCAGCGGCTCCACCACCGGCTGCAGCAGCCCGACATAGGGGTTCACGTTCGCGGACGCCGCGGGGGCGATGGCGGCGGTGAGCTTCAGCGCGGGGAGTTCCAGCGCCGGGCCGACGAGAACGCGCATGCTGCGGCCGAGCGAGATGGGCAGGCCGTCGAGGGTGCGCTGCTTCATGATGGCCTCGCGGCCCTTGGCGATGTTCGCCTCGTCGAGGACTGTCCCGGCGGTCGCCTTGTTCGCCCGCGCGGCCCCTGTCGCGAAGACCGGCGCGTTGCCGGTGAGCAGCGTCGGCCCGTCCCCGTTCGCCAGATTCACGAGCGCATAGGCGGTGGCGTTCTCGAAGTCGGCGACGCGGCGGCCGATCATGGCGGCGAAGTCGGTGAAGGCGCCGAGGTCGTCATTGACCAGCATCTGACGCGTCACGCGGATGCGGCGGGCGAAGGTCTGGAGCAGGACGATCTCCTGGCTCTCGGACATGGTGCCGGCCTGGATCTCGCCATTCTCGGCCAGCGGCTGGAGGACGGGGAAGTCGCCGATGCGCAGGTGCCGGTGCGGCTTGAAGTCGCGGAAGTCCCGGCGGAGGAAGATCTGGCGATAGGTGGGTGCGGCAGGCGCATAGGCGGCGAGCAGCATCTTGTTGGCGGCGGCGGAGAGGAGCGCCGGGAAATCCGAGGTGGTGTGGAAGGCGCGCTCGGCGAGGCGGACGGGATCGCGCGGGACCTGCGCCTGCCCGTCCAACGACAGGAGTTCGCGGACCATGTCGGAGGGGCGCCAGCCCAGGAACTCGGCGTGGCGGCCGTTCCCGTGGGGCTGGTAGCCGGGCATGGCACGGGCGGCGATGGCCTCGGCCATGGCGTCGAGGATCTCGGTGCGCGGCGGGCCGCCATGCGCGGCGGGGTTCGCGGGCACGGAGGGCCGCGGCGCGTGGCGGACGAGGGTGTCGAACAGGGCGCGTCGGGTGTCGTCGGGGGACCAGCCGCGCTCGACGGCCTCGGCGCGCAGGGTCGCCACGCGGTCGGCGGGCAGGAGGGCGCGGGCGGCCTCGATCGCGGTGTCGATGCCGGCGATGCGGCTGCGCTCGGCGCGGATCGCCTCGGCGGCGGCGTCGGCGGGCGACGCCGGCGGCACGGTGCGCTCGGGCTCGGGCGCGGGCGGCGCGGTATCCTCCGGCGCGGCGGC